TAAGGCCAATTACTATATTCTGGTCAGCCCGTCCTATGTTTCGCTTGCCGACTTGCGACAAGCTAATATCGGAAGTTTTCATAACCTTCGTGCCCGGCTTTAGCTTGTATTGCTCATGTACAGCGCATTCCCATTGCCCCGATCCATTCTTGAAGATTCTAGGCTGGTAGAATTCGCCGCTACTTAACGTGTAATAAACATAGATAGCTTTAGCGTCTTTTTGCTCAGCTTCGGCTATAAAGCCAGGCAGCAATTCAACGCCCGTCCAAACATCATCACAATCCACAACCACAATCCAATCTGTGGCGAGTTCATCAAAAGACAATTGACGGGCCCGCCCAAAGTGGAATTCTGAGTCACTATTACAATGATAGTGACTCAGAACTGTAGCATATTCCTTAGCAATCTCTAGCGTAGAATCATCTGAAACGCCGCCCATAACAATAGATATTTCGTCGGCTATTTCAAGGAACGGAGTCAGCGCTTGTATCATTGTCGCTGCCCCGTTCTTTGCGATCATTGCCACACCTAGAGTCATAGCTAGACAATCTCCACTACACTAGCCAGGTCAGAATCGTTTGCCGGTTGACGACGGGCCCGAGAGCCGATAATAACCAGCCCCCAGTCGCTTGTAGCGGTCGCAGTAGTGCCAAGCGCACGAATATGCGTGAAGTCGCCCGCTATATCCAAATCACCGGCATTTACATTAATAACCGCCTGGTCATCGTCGTTCGTCGCTTTGACTAGCTCAGTTATTGTCTTACCCGTTATATCCTTAGCCCCTGTGCCACTGGAGTCTGTAGCCTGTTCCATTTGAACATCAACGCCCGCCGACGCACCCAGTTCGCCAGTCAGAACAATAGTCATAGTCTGATCGAACATTGTCATGTCGACCCAATCAGAGGCAATTGTCCCCGTCACGTTAGCGTCCGGGTCAATCGTCGCAACTACTGCGACTCGTTCACTCATTAAAGAACCCATATTATTTTTCTCCTAAATATTTTATGCTCAGCAATTGTCAGCCGTTATTATTATTAGTCGTCGTGGTAAACGAACGGACTAACAGTGTATGAACCGGTCGGATCTGCTAAAGTGATTGCAGACCGCATTGCGGTCATACCGTCAAGTCGGCGATAGAAGCGATAAGTACCAATGTCGCTTGTAAAGGCGAAATGCTCACTAAAGGCAACACTTAAGCCCGCACGGTCAAACATATAGTATGCGCTCAAGTCAGCTAAGATAACATCGTCGCCGTCGTCTTGTGGCATATGCTCACTGACAATAATCTCATAACCGAGCAAACTATTAGGCATACCCGCTTGCAAATTATTATTAAATACCGCGCCACCTGTCCCTACCTCAAACACGCCAATGTCAGGCCATACGCCCGGATGAATAATCCACACTGGAGTTCCGCCCATAGAACGGAAACGAGAGAGCATTGAAAGCGCATCGGCCCAAGCAAACGTGTTATCTGTGGCAGTAGTCACCCCAATAGCCGCCGCACTGTTCAAGATTCCCTCAGGTTCGCCCGCACCAGTACCGCGCAAAATGTAATGCTCAGTCTTTGCGCCGATGGCTACAGAGAACAATTGAGTCAGTAGCGCTTCAATGGCCATTGGACTATCGGCCGCTAACTCGTTTTCAACCTGAGTAAAACCGCCTACTTTATTGACGTTCCACTGTAGCATCTCAAATGTTGCGTCAGTCTCAGTAAGAGCCGCGCCGGGAGCCGTACTGGTAGAAGTAATGCCGCCCGCAAAAGCAGTATTACCACTTCCAGCAGTAGGGGCCGCGTACTGATCCAATGCCGGATAACGGCCCGTGTCACGCATAACCGGAACACGAGTCACCCGGCTTGTGATAGGGTTTGACATTGCCGCCATTTGGATCAACTGGTTGGCGAATTCTTCGGGCACTAAATAACCGCCCGCCGTTCCGGTTTCGCCTGACAAATCCTTCTGTGACTTATAGACCGTATTAAGACGTTTTTGATTATTACGTCCCACTGCAATCAAGAAATCACCAAATGATTTTACTTCTGGCTTGCCTAGCTCGTCATCAGGGGCAATATAGCCCGCGTCTTTCATTTTCCCGCTTTTTGTTAGCGAGGTCATTAACTCACTGAATTGCTTACCCATTTCCTTGACTTCATTCGACAATGCGCCGACTTCGTCTTTGGTCGCAACCTCGGGAGCTTCCGACTCTTCTACTTGCGTCGTATCTTCGCTCATAATTCTAGCCTCATTATCTGACGTGATATTTATATTTATATCGACCTTTTGTGATTCGCCTGATAACTCACCGTTATCCTGTAGTAAATCTGAGTCGATTTTTAACGATTTTAGGGGTAGTACCTGTGTTCGGGGTTCCGCTGGGGTAGGCGTCAAACTTGAGTCGAGACCCAATGGCCAGCGCGTAATTTTCATAGCCTTGCCACTTGGTTCGCGTTCGACTAAGTGCGAAGCCGTACCGGACGACCAGCCGAGCTTGCCCGCTTTCGCCATATCAAATATAGCTTTCTCGTATTCGTCGCGTAATTCTAGCTGAGCTTCGACCCATACGCCGACATCATCCGTCTTAATGCTGGCTTGTGGATCTAGCACCCTACGCTTAAGCTGAGCATCTAGCCCGTGTTGATACAGCACCATACTGGTTTGATGTGCTCCAAAGTCTGTATCCTTCGTGAAATAGTCACCTACCAGGTCGGTATTATCAGCGTCCCCAAACAGCACTAAATAGCCGCCTAGCTTGCCATCGTCTAATACTTTTACTTCCGACCCGTAATAAATTACCTGGTCATGTTCGTTGTTTTCCATAATGCCTACCTTATGATTAGAATATCCTAATTTGGACTACTCGTCAATTGACTTGCTCCGCCGCCTGATTGTTTCGGCTGTAATTGCCTTTTGTATTGTGACAAGATTTGCCGTTTTGAGCTCTCGCAAAACTGTGCGCAACATCAGATGATCAACGGCGACAAGCTCCAGAAGTTCGATTAAATAAGCGCTATCGGTTGAGGCCAAATAGACTTCATTCTTTAGCAGTGTAAGTATATCAAGGACTCTGTTTAATGACTGATCAGCTGTTTCCATTTCGTCTTGAGACGCCTTAGCCAGCGATTCCATTGCCAGATTTATATGTGACGCGATACGATTAAAAGCCGTAATGCCTTTGTAAGTTTCTTCGCCCGCCAAGTCTAAGCCCTTCCGAATTACCCGCCCTTCTTTTTTCTTAGCCATTATGTTTCTGTTGTCTCAAATGTTACTCCGCACCGACAGCGCGGATGCGCAGGAGGCGAGCGGAAGCCCCCCGGAAATGTGCCGCCCTTACGTATCTTAGCCCCGTGTAGCGGAGCGCATACAGGACAAACACGCTCATCTCTAGCAGTCCACCATATTGTATACTTAATGCCCTTTGTCCTATCGCCGACAATCCTATGAGCTTCCCCATAAGCCCGTGTTATTTCTGTTTGAGCGATCATCTCAGCCCGCCAGCGGGGCCCGATAATTTCAGATAGGCTATCGACCAATGCCGCCCGGTCATTTGTGCCACCTGCGACCCAGGCCGCTATACGTTGCCTAGCTAAAGTGCGTGTTGTTTTGTTTAAGCCCTTAGCAAGTCTTAGCGCGTGTCGTCTAGCCCATTTCTCAGCCTCTATGTTTACTTGCTCGTCGACCCCTAAGCCCACAGAGCCAATACGACCGACCGCAGCGCTTATACCACGTTCGACAAATTGAATCACGATAAGCGATAATAGCGCCAATAGCAGCCCTAACTCATCTTCCCAGAATTCACGTAGCGGGTCGCGCCCAGGTTCGCCGAATAAGCCCGGTTGTACCTGGTCGGCTATCCTGTCCACTTGCCCGGATAAAAACGCTTGCAAGTCATCAGCCCAATCGGACTCTTCTTCTAGCCGTTCGGGTAATAGCTCATCATCACCCGGTATTATTTGTTTAGCTTCTATGTTCTCTAAATGTCGCATCTATTTCCGATTGACTAAAGCATAATGACAATTCATTCATTAGCTTAATCGTTTCTTGATAGCTGATATGTTCTGACTCAAACGACACACCAGCCGACTTATTAGCATTAAAACTTTTTAACGCTTTGCGTTGCCATTTCTCGAGATCCACAGCCCGCAGGTCTTCGGGCTGTTGCTGGGTCGGCAATTCCATAATGATAGGCTCGTCGGCTTCTATCGGTTCGTCTAGTGGCTCATAGCCTAGAATATCCCGCGCTTCGTCAATTGTAATCACATTGCTATTGACTAAGCCCATCACCTTGTCACTTGTCTCAAGATTCGCCTGTTGGAATACTTCGAGCCTAGACGGTTGGAATACGAGCTCAAGATTAAGTGTCCCTAACAATTGTTCATTGATGGCATCGGCTATTAGCTCA